TAATGATACTGCTCGCCTTCGAGTTAAGCAGGACATTCTTGCCCTAGAAGATGCCATTGCCTCTAAGGACGAAGCATCCATCACAGCTGCAACCAATAAACTTAATACAGATCTCAAAGTTCTATCTGTATTGACTGGACAAAATGTAAAACTTGCAGACATCAAATCTATCCTTGATAGCCTCAAGCCAGCGGATCTAATCAACCAAGCAAACCTTGATGCTGCTTTAGCAAAGATTAAGGAAATGCTTGACCTGTTGGCAAAGGCAAACCTAGCATCTACAACCAAGCCAACGACAAGCGCATCTTTAGGATCAGGTATTCCAAAAGGAGACTTTGTTGCTCCAGTTAGTATGAAGGATGCCTTATCAGCTTCTACGGATGCTCTGATTGAATACGCAGATGCAGCAGCAGCTCGCGCCAATGCTTTTGCTGATCTCCTAGATCTGCAAAATGCAGCAGATCTTGCTGCTCTTCAACAGAGTTCTCTCTATAGCAACTCAGGTGCATTACAGTCATTCCGTACCTCTGAGTCAGCAACTGTAAACATTTATGCGAATACCATTGCTAATCCAGATGAACTAACTAGCCTTGTTCAAGATGCAATTATCAAGATTAACCGACAGGGAAGTTCTCTTACTCAAGCTGGGGCATTGTGACCAGACCTACCCTTAACGTAACCATTGACTTCTCTACAGGAGCAAGTTTTGGCTATCCGTTTATCTTAGATGAGTCCATTATTGGCGGCCCAGATGTTCTTTCAGATTCTCCAAAAAGCCTTGTTGTTGATGTATCTAATTTGCTAGATAGCATCCAGACTAATCGAGGCCGTAACATCTCATCTGAGCAATTTCAGACAGGTACAGCCTCTATCCGTATCTTGGATCAAAATGGTAATTTCAATCCACAAAACTCGGCATCGCCTTATTACAACTACTTAAACCCAATGCGTAAGATCACCATTAGTGCAAGCTACTCGGGAACTAATTACCCTATCTTTTCTGGCTACATAACTGGCTATAATACCAATACTCCTAAGTTCGATGGTGACATTGTGTACACCACAGTCACAGCTGTAGATGGCTTCCGTTTATTCCAGAACGCTCAATTCTTTGGCGTAACTGGTGCTACAGCTGGTGAAACTACTGGCACTCGCATTGGCAAGATACTAGACACTATTGGATGGCCTACAGCCCTTCGAGACGTTGATACTGGCCTAACTACCTGCCAAGCAGACCCAGCGACCCAGAGAACGGCTTTGGCTGCTTTACAAACAGTCGCTACAACTGAGTATGGCGCGATCTACATGGATGCTCAAGGTAGATGCGCTTTTCAGGATCGAACAGTTACAGTTGCTTCAGTAGCTGGAACTCCAACGGTATTTTCAGATAACGGATCTGGCTTAAAGTATTTTGATGTTAAATGGGTTTTTGATGACACTCAGATCTATAACCTAGCAACTATCACTCGCAATGGCGGAACCGTTCAGACGGCCTCAGATGCCGCTTCTATCGCCAAATTCTTTACTCATAGCTATAATCAATCTGGGTTGCTCATGCAGACTGATGCAGTTGCCTTGGATTATGCAAAAGCTTTCGTGGCTTCTCGTAAAGATACTACTATTCGAGTTGATGAGCTCACTTTAGATCTACAGCAGGATAATTACGCTGCTGGCACCATCGCTGCTTTGACTATGGATTTTTTCAGTCCAGTTACTGTAACAACTACCCAGCCTAATAACACGACACTTTCAAAGACCGAACAAGTATTCAATGTGTCTCATTCGATTACTCCAAGTTCATGGAAGGTAAGGTTCGGCACAGCTGAGCCAATTATCGATGGGTTCATTGTAGGTTCGACATTATACGGTATTCTAGACACTAGCACTTTAAGTTACTAAGGAGAAAACATGGCAGCAGGACAAGGCTTTAAGACATTCGCTACGGGCGATGTTCTAAGCGCATCCGATGTCAATGGCTACCTCATGCAGGGAGTTCTGGTTTTTGCCAGCACAACTGCTCGAGATGCTGCCATTACATCACCACAACAGGGACAAGTAGCTCTGACTAAAGACACTAACACAATCTGGAAATATACAGGATCTGCTTGGACTAACATTGATACTTCAGGATCTGCACCTTTAACGACAAAGGGCGATATCTACGGATACGATACAGCTCCTGCTCGTATTCCAGTCGGAACAAATGGTCAGGTATTAACGGCAGACTCAACTCAAGCTTTGGGTGTTAAATGGGCTGCTGCTGGTGCTGGCTTTGTTGGTTGCCGAGCATATGCGAGCAATGATCAAACCGTTGCTAATTCTACCGATGTAATTATCGCTTTTAATAGCGAAAACTTTGATACTAACGCATTTCATGATACTGCAACAAATAACAGTCGAATGACAATCCCAACAGGTTATGCTGGGAAATATCAGGTATTTGCTAACTTAGCATATAGCGGTAATACTTCTAGCAATCGTGTAGTCCAAATCTTGAAAAATGGATCAGTTGTTGCTGAAAGTTACTCAGGAACTTCTACATCAAATGCTTTCACATGTTCAATAAACTTAATCATGGATCTAGCTGTAGCGGATTATATTCAGGTAAGAACTAATCAAGGTTCTGGTTCAAGTTTAACTGTTTATGGCAGTGCATCACTATCACCTAATCAAGCTGCAACTACTTTCAATCTTACCTATTTAGGAGCATAATATGATTCAATTCGATAAACCAAAGAATCTTAATGGTGCAGAATTATTAAATGAATTAAGTTCAGCTGGAATTGAAACTGATGGACTACCTCTCATTGATGAAAATGGCAACTTTTGGTTAAGAATTAAAGATTCTGACGAGTCTAAAGCTGCTCCTATAGTTGCTGCTCATAATGGTACTACTGTTGCACCAGAACCTACTGTGGTTGAAAAGTTAGCAAGTGTAGGTCTTTCGATCGAGGATTTAAAGGCTGCATTACTTGGATGAAGCCTAAACTTTCTAAGGCTTTAGTTCAATTAAGAACTCAAGTAGATGATTCCTACCCAGATCGTGATCGCCGTTCCGATGGAACAATTGGCGATACAAGACACGCTGCGCGCAAGTCTGATCATAATCCAGATGAGCAAGGCTGGGTACGTGCTTGGGACTGCGATCGTGATCTCACAGGGAAGCCTAAACCCGACCTCATGCCCGATCTTGTTGATCAGATTCGACTCCTATGTAAGTCTGGTGCTGAAAAGCGCATTGCCTACATTATTTTCAATAAGCGAATCTGCTCCAGTAAAAAGGGATGGGCATGGCGAGAATACGATGGAATCTCACCACACGACCACCACGCGCACTTCAGCTTTACGAAAGAAGCTGACAATGACTCGACTTTTTTTCAAGTACCTATGCTAGGAGCCTCACATGAGTAATCTACAAATGATCATCGCTGGAGCATTGGGAGTAGTGGCTGTCCCTGCTTTGCGCCAAGCGATCAAATCTTATCGTGCCAAGAAGTCAGTTGCAGACATTGTTGTTGATGCAGTTGAAGCAGGGATTGACGCGGTAGATAAAAAGTGACACAGCAGGACTTCTTTAGTTTTTACATAGCAACCATTGGCATCATTGGTGGCTTGGCTGGCTATGTAATTACACATCTGCTATCCGAGATCAAGCGACTCAATCAGCGTGTCGATGAGATCTATAACATCTTACTAGAGCGATAATTCTGTCATGGCAAGAAAACCGACAAAGGCACTAGAGGAGCAGGGCTACTCTAAACTGGATGCTTATTGCATCGGGTTGCATGAGTATTGGAAGTCATTGCGTAAAGCGGGTTTTGCTGAGGGTATAGCTCTATTTATGATTACTGACACTCAGTCTTATCCTCACTGGATCTTGCCAGATCCTATCGAACCAGAGAAGTTCGGTAACTACGAAGATGAGGACGATGATTAAAAAACGCTATCTAGTGATTTCGGATTTACAAATCCCCTATCACCATGAGCAAGCAGTTAAGAATCTTATCAAGTTAGTAAAGCGTGAGAAGTTCGACCTCGTATTAAACACAGGTGATGAGCTTGATATGCAGTCACAGTCCAAGTGGGCTAAAGGCACTCATTTAGAATATGAAGGGCAATTAGATGCCGATAGAAGTCTGGCTCAGAACATTCTCTGGGACTTGGGAACCACCGACATCACTCGCTCCAACCACACAGATCGTCTATACCACACTCTCGTTAGAGGAGCTCCTAGCCTCATCGGACTTCCAGAACTCGAATACTCCAGCTTTATGGGTTTCAATGACTTGGGGATCCGTTTTCATAGGAAGCCCTTTGAGTTCCATAAGAACTGGGTCTTAGTTCATGGTGACGAAGGATCTATGAACTCTAACGCTGGTCTTACAGCTCTAGGCTTGGCTAAGAAGTTTGGTAAATCTGTAGTCTGTGGTCACACCCACAGGGCGGGCATCAGTGCCTTCACAGAGGGCATAGGAGCCTCATATAGGACTTTGTGGGGTTTAGAAGCAGGTAATGTTATGGACAAGAAGAAAGCCTCTTATTTGAAGGCTGGCAGTGCTAATTGGCAGATGTCAGTAGCAGTGATTGAAACTCATGGAGATCGAGTTAGTCCATTCCTGGTGCCTATTAACAAAGATGGCTCTTTTACACTTTACGGCAGACTCTACGCTTAAAAATCGTTATCGTTTCGTAACCTAAATGTGCTTGCACATGTCGGTTATGCGTGAGACTCTAATTCAGTAAGCCAGACAAGGGCTCTGGATGCAGATAGGTTACAAATGTCAATACAAATGCCAATGATTATAGTATTGCTGGCAGCCAATGTTTTATGGTTTATTGTTGGCTGGGCAATGGGTTACAAAGAAGCTGAAGAAGATCGAGAGTTCCATGCTCGCTAATGAAATCCTACTCTCAAGCACCGACACGATCCGTAATCGTGGCTTATCGTATGGTCACCCTGCGGATAACTTGCAACACACCGCAATGCTCCTCAGTGCATACCTACAAACACCAATACACGACTATCAAGTGGCAGGAATCATGGTCTTGGTCAAACTTGCTAGAACTAACCAATCAGCTCAGCACATCGACAACTGGGTTGATCTATGCAGCTATGGCGCACTCGCAGGACAACTAGCAACAGAGGAGAATGAACTCTATGTTTAATTTAGCCGATTACGAGCCAGTAGAGGTGAGACTTGAAAAATTTATTAAGGACTATCCAGCGTTTCGCATTTCAACTGAGTTGGAAGTGGTCGAGGCTACTCGATACATTGTTAAAGCGTATCTATTTAAGGATGCTAGCGATAGCCTTGCGTGGGCAACAGGGTACGCTGAGGAAACAGTTACTAGCCGAGGGGTTAATCAGACTTCAGCACTTGAGAATTGTGAGACTTCGGCAATCGGCAGAGCACTTGCAAATGCAGGTTATGCTCCTAAAGGAAAGAGACCAAGCCGCGAAGAAATGAGCAAGGTTGTAATTAAGAAGGCTGAAAAGCCAGCAGTGGCAGATGGGCAGGACTATTGGACAACGCCTGTCAATGAGTACAACAAGGTAGTTCAAGCTCCAGTAACGCTTGAGAATGCGATGGAAAACATCGCAGCTGTAATGGGAACACCGGAAGCAGTTGAGTCTCCATCATGCGAACACGGACATATGCAATGGCGTGAGGGTGAAAAGAATGGCAAGGCATGGGGTGGTTACTTCTGCAACTCAGCAGTTTCATCTGCTCATCGTTGTCCTACCAAATGGTACCAACTTGGTACCAATGGAAAGTTCGTACCTCAGAAAGCGTGGGCATAATGGGTCACATAGGAATTAAGGTCAATGGAGAGTGGATCGACCTTATGTCGGCATTTGTTCCATGTCAGTTATGCAATGAGCCAGTTCAGATCAGAGATCTAGAAAACCTAAGCTCTGAAGCAGTCAATGGTGTTGTCACTTGGCAGTGCGCTAAATGCAAAGCTGTTAATGGCTAGTCAGCATCGAAAGTATCGAGGTTTCGCGACCGAGCGATTGGTGGCAGATTACCTATCATCTGTCTGGGAGTTCGCATCCGTTGGTCGTGGAAAAGGCAAGGACATTCAGAATGTGCCATTTGACTGTGAAGTCAAAGCTCGTGCTGGATTCCAGCCTAAAGCAGTTCTCGCTCAGATTAAAGCTCGCACAGTCACTTCGGGGGAATTAGGCTTTGCAGTTCTGAGACTTAACGGACAAGGAGAAGATGTGCGTGAGTATGCCGCCATCATCCGTTTCGAGGACTTGCTTGAACTATTGAAGATCAAATACGCTCACGTCGACATTCAACCCACAGAGGCAGACATCGAGCGTTGCTCTGGATGTGGGTCTTACATGATCAGGAGATGCTCAACATGCCAACCTACGACTACCGATGTGCAACCTGCAATCTTAGTCAGGAAGTCAATCACGGATTCAACGATAGACCAGTGATTCCATGTCCTTACTGCAATGCACCGATGGTCAAAGGATTCAGCTCTTTTGCAATCCATTTCAAGGGCAAGGGCTTCTATAAAACGGATAAATAGTTATCCACAGAAGTTATCCACAGGGTAACTATAAGGAGACATTATGAAACGAAACACCGCTCTGACCAGCACTTTTACAAATGAATTTGACAACGATGGTACCCTGTCACAGCAGAGCCTCTCAAAGGCTCACCGCGAGCGCATTAAGCGCGTAGCTCGCGGGGTGCTAGCAGGTATTGGGATAGCTCTATGCTTTATGCCGCATGCAGGTTCTACAAATGCAAATAAAGAATACATAGACTATAAGACTTATTCTCTTTATCTATTAGATTTCAATTATAAGCAATACAACTGCTTAATAGAGCTTTACAATCATGAATCAAATTGGAATCCATTAGCAAAGAATGGATCTCATTATGGTATTCCTCAAGGCAATAGCGAATGGCTTAAAGACCAAGATGGTTGGACTCAGGTAGTATGGGGACTTAAATACATTGGATCACGCTATGGTGAGCCATGTATTGCATTAGATCATTGGAGTAAATACGGATGGCATTAGACAAGCTCAATAGCAGACGCTATAAAGCGCAGCGTGAGAGAGTGTTTAATCGTGACGGAAGAATCTGTCAGTTGTGTGGCACAGATGAAGGTGAGATGCACATCGACCACATCATTCCACGCAAGTCAGGTGGCGATCATTCACTGGATAATCTCAGAGTGTTATGTAAGAGCTGCAACCTGCGCAAGGGTGCGCTCAATGAGGGCGTTTTTTTAGCACGAGCGGCTAC